ACATGGTTATGAAGCCTGACATGGAAAAACAAGAAGAAACTTTTGCTAACTCACCGGGTGACAGACCAAAAGCCGAACCAACTGTGCAAGATGTTGATTCGTTAGTAAATGTGCATTCGGGTGGATTAAACAGACAGAAAAATCAGTATCGTAAAGAATATCCAGGTGACAATCCAATGGCTGTTGCACAGGAAGACAAAATTACTGAGGAAGAACTGTCAAATAGTCTTAGAACGCAATACGAGTCTTTTAAGAAGGCATACACTGAAGCGGCAAAACCTGATTACATCGATCTAGATAAAGATGGTAATAAGACAGAGCCAATGAAAAAAGCGGCCAAAGACAAAGAAGCAAAAGAAAAAAAATAAGTCTTTTCCTAACAACTTTTAACCATTAAATACTACACTATGGCGTATGTTAGTTTAGATTCCCAACAAATTAAACGTGCAAACAAAAAGCACAAATATACAAAAGATCAGGTTGAGCAGTTAGAAAAATGTATGGACCCAAAAACAGGTCCACTATATTTCATGAAACAATTCATGAAAATACAACATCCAACTAAAGGCGAGATGCCTTTCAAACCTTATCCTTATCAAGAAAGACTGATTGAGGCATATAACTCTCACAGGTTCAGTATTTCGATGTTACCAAGACAAACAGGCAAAACCACCTGTGCGTCAGGTTATCTAATATGGTATGCCATGTTCCATCCGGATTCATCAATACTAATTGCGGCGCACAAATACGCAGGTGCATCTGACATTATGTCTAGGGTGCGTTATGCCTATGAAATGTTGCCTGGTTGGATAAAAGCAGGTGTTCAACAATACAATAGAAATTCAATTGAATTCGACAACGGTTCAAAAATTATGGCCACAACCACAACTGAAAACACTGGACGGGGAATGTCCTTAACAATGATATATTGTGATGAGTTTGCATTCGTGCAACCACCCGAAAAAGCAGTTGAGTTTTGGACTTCACTATCTCCAACATTGAGTACAGGAGGTAAGTGCTTAATTACTTCTACACCTAATAGTGACGAGGATCAATTTGCATTGATTTGGAAAGAAGCAAACAAAAGATTTGACGAATACGGTAACGACAAAATAGTGGGCACTAATGGTTTTTATGCCATGAAGGCACACTGGAACGAGCATCCAGACAGAGACGATGCATGGGCAGAAGCGGAAAGATCGAGAATAGGTGAAGAAAGATTTAGAAGGGAACACGAGTGTGAATTTTTAATCTTTGATGAAACCTTGATCAGTAGTATCACACTGGCGGACATGGAGGGCGTAACTCCGGTGGAGACAACCGGACAAGTGCGTTGGTTCAAACGTCCAACACCCGGACACACATATCTTGTAAGCCTTGATCCAAGCATGGGCACAGGCGGAGATTATGCCGCTATACAAGTTTTTGAACTGCCAACTTTTGAACAAGTTGGTGAATGGCATCACAATCAAACACCAATGAATCAACAAGTAAGGATTTTGCAAGGCATCAATAAGCACATACATGATACTATCATTGAAAAAGACAGCACAGCCACACCACAGATTTTTTATTCTATGGAAAACAACACCATAGGAGAAGCCGCTTTAATGCGAGTAATGGATATTGGTGAAGAAAACATCGTTGGTATGTTTTTATCAGAGCCCATTAGAAAAGGACACAGACGTAAATTTAGAAGAGGATTCAACACAACTGCCAAACACAAGATTGACGCTTGTACAAAATTTAAAGAACTTGTGGAGGGCGGCAAAATGAAAATAAATTCACAGCTTTTGATCTCAGAGATGAAGGACTTTGTAGCCTCAGGATTGAGCTACAAGGCAAAACCTGGACAGCACGATGACCTTGTGAGTTCTTGTCTTTTGATGACACGTATGATGAAAGTTCTAGCGGATTTTGACCCTAAAATATTTGAAAAATGGACAGACAGAACTTCAGAATTAACCACACCAATGCCTATATTTGGAAACTTCTACGGATAATAAATACACTATATGAATCCAAAAACTTCACAAGATTTGTTTAATAAAATAAGATCACAGTTTGGCAACATAAAAATTGGTGATGAAAACGGTGGTGCAACAGCCGATCCTGAACAAGCTGTGTTTTTTGAATTTGAATATCAACCTGATTCGGATACTTTTGGCTCAGTGAGCATATCAATTGCTGACGGAGAAAACATGAAAGTGTATTACAACCGTGATCTAGTGAATAAGATAGACGAAAACGACAGAGACGAATGGTATGCTTTCTTAAAGGAATTAAAGGACTTTGCTGTTGAGCATAGCCTTACATTTGACGTAAGAGATATAACTAAATCGAACCTAACGAAGCAGGATTATCAAAATCTTGCAGATACGAACAAAACGGTAAATACTGATGAAATGTCAGAAGAACTAGCAAGAATTACTAAACTAGCAGGTGTGAACGAAGGCCTAACAGGTACAGCAAAACGTTCATACGAGAACCTAGACAAAACAAGATTAATCATTAGACACTCGGGCAAGGTTGATGAAACTGTTCCGGGTGCAAGATCAAGACAGATACAATCACTTTATATCGAAAACGAAGACGGCGAAAGATTCAAGTATCCACTCACACACCTAGCAGGTGCGAGAGCAATGACAAGGCATGTTGCAAATGGCGGAAGACCGCATGACGAGTTCGGTGAACACATCATTAGGACGTCAGAAGATATAGCCAAACTAAATTCATTCTCAAGATATGTTTCCAACAAAGACCAACTGAATGATAACGCAGGTGACATCATAGAACAGACTAAGATGAAACTGGAGAATCTCAGAGAATATATGAGAAACCTATCAAAACAATCTCACTATGAGAACGCAAGTAAAGATTTCAAAACATCGGAAGAGCAAATATTAGACGACGAAACAGTTGCTAAACTGAGAGAAAAATTCACAATGACAAACCTAGACAAGAGGGTGGAAGATGCTTTCCCGCTTATCAATAAAGTAATGGCTGAGCTTGAGAATGCACCAAAAGAAGAAGAACAAATAAACGAACTAGAGCCAGATGCAGAGCCGATTGACGCACCAATAGAACCACCAATGGATCACGGTGCTGTTGTGACATCTTTCTTGACGGATCCTAAGAAAAAATTAGTATTAAGAAAAGATGATAGTGCAGATAAAATGCTACAGGTAACAAAATTCAAAAATAAAAACACAATGCTAAGTTCTATACTATCGGACATAGCATCGAGAATGCTTTCAAAATCAGGTGAGGAAGACCGGGTGGCAAACTTTGCTTCACGAGTTGCAGATGGATTGGACCAAGAAAATTCAGCAACATTCAAACCAGATGCTGATTATATCAAGAATAAAAAAATTGCAATCCAACTAGCAAAAAGATACATAGACGATTTCAAAAAAATGCAGGCAGATCCAAAATTTGCTGATGAAATAAGAATGGAACCGGGAGCATACAATCCAAAAAAAGATCTTAAAGGCAAGGCAAAAGAAACAGAAGCGTTTGAAGGTTGGGTAGACTCTGTTGGAGAGGCCAGCATCAAGCCTTATGTGAGTATGTATAAAGGTGACGACGGTAAGATGATTTATGATGTACTTGATAAAGATAGTCAATCAGCTTTCAAATCAGGTGATTACAAAGCGGCTGAAAAATACCTACATCAAAACTATGATAAACTAAAAGAAGCACCAAAGCCAGACCACGATGATAAAAAAGACAAAGAAAATCCTGTTGAACTTAATGTTACAAAAGCAGACAAAGAAGGTGGCACAGTTGCTTACAAGAGAATGAAAGCCGGCGCACCTGGATACGTTGACAAGACAGACGAAGGCAATGAATTCGCCCATGCAGTAAGAAAAGCCAAAGCGGCTGGTATGAAAGCAGGCGACAAATTCAAAGTCGGCGACAAAGAATACACACTTCAAGATGCAATAGAACTTGCAGGTATGCAATTGGAAGACTTCTTTTCAGAAGAAGAACAAGCATACGACTCACAGATAGACAGAATCAAAGCTCTATCATTTTACCAATAATAACGGTTGATTTCTCATAAATATAGTTGTATATTATAGTATTAATGCTTAATATACATTTAGGCAACAAACATAGGCACAAATAGGAGGCTTACATTATGGCTACATTGGCTGAAATAAGAGCGAAACTAAAATCACAAGAACCTAATCGCTCAGGTTCATCAACAGGCGGAGACAACGCCATTTATCCACACTGGAATATCAAAGAAGGCGACGAAGCAGTCGTGAGATTCTTACCAGATAAGGATACAAACAATACATTTTTCTGGACTGAAAGAAACATGATCAAACTACCTTTTGCAGGTATAAAAGGTCAAACAGATTCAAGACCAGTAACCGTGCAAGTTCCTTGTATGGAAATGTATGGCAAAACTTGCCCAGTGCTAACGGAAGTTAGACCATGGTTCAAAGACAAAAGCATGGAAGACATGGGTAGAAAATATTGGAAAAAGAAAAGTTATATTTTCCAAGGTTTTGTCACAACTAATCCTTTAGCAGAGGACACAACACCAGAGAATCCGATAAGAAGATTTATTATTGGCCCTCAAATATTCAACATAATCAGAGCGGCATTGCTTGATCCAGAAATGGAAGAGTTGCCAACTGATAGTGTTAGAGGTGTTGATTTTAGAATTAACAAAACAACAAAGGGTGGCTATGCTGACTACTCTACTTCAAAATGGTCAAGAAGAGAAAGGGCTTTAGATGAAGCAGAAAGATCCGCTATTGAAAAATACGGACTGCACAATCTTGGCGACTTCAGACCAAAAGAACCAACTGAGGCAGAAGTAAAAATAATCAAAGAATTATTTGAAAAATCTGTTGACGGTGAAGCATACGATCTTGAGAAGTATGGACAATACTTTAGACCTGCGGGTGTACAAGCAAATCAAGTCAGTGTGCCAACGGCTGATAGGCCTGCGCCAGTTGAGAAAACTGCTGATCCGGTTAATGCTGAAGTGAAAGACACTGCTCCAGCACCACAACCAGCGGCAGAACAACCTGCTCAACCAAGCACTGATAGTGCCAAGAGAGCAGAGGATATTTTGAAACTGATAAGATCAAGACAAGCAAAATAATCTGACATTTTACCAGGGCCTTGATTATTGACAATTGAGGCCTTGTGTAATATAATAAGGACATATATGACAAAACCATTTGACGCAACAAAATTTAGAAAGAGCATAACAAAGTCTATTCAAGGACTTGGCATTGGGTTCAGTGATCCAACTGATTGGATATCTACAGGAAATTATGCTTTAAATTATTTGATATCCGGAGATTTTAACAAAGGTATTCCCCTAGGCAAAGTATCAGTACTTGCCGGTGAGTCTGGTGCGGGTAAAAGTTACATAGCATCAGGCAACATTATTAAGAACGCACAGGATCAAGGTATATTTGTAATATTAATTGATTCGGAGAACGCACTAGATGAAACTTGGCTTCAGGCACTAAATGTGGACACATCTGAAGAAAAACTTTTAAAATTAAGTTTATCAATGGTGGACGATGTGGCAAAAACAGTATCCGAGTTCATGAAAGGATACAAGGAACAACACGCCGACAACAAGGAATCTGCTCCTAAAGTGTTGTTTGTAATTGACAGCTTAGGCATGTTGCTAACACCAACAGATGTAGATCAGTTTGAAAAAGGCGAGATGAAAGGTGACCTAGGTCGAAAGCCAAAGGCATTAACAGCCCTTGTAAGAAACTGTGTAAACATGTTTGGCAGTTGGAACGTAGGACTTGTTGCTACAAATCACACATATGCATCACAGGACATGTTCGATCCGGATGACAAGATCTCGGGTGGACAAGGATTCATATATGCAAGTTCGATCGTGATTGCAATGAAAAAATTGAAACTAAAAGAGGACGAAAAGGGAAATAAAATAACCGACGTGAGAGGTATAAGAGCCGCTTGTAAAGTTATGAAGACAAGATATGCCAAGCCATTTGAAAGTGTGCAGGTCAAGATTCCATACGACACAGGAATGGATCCGTACAGCGGACTTGTGGATTTATTTGAGAAAAAAGGAGTGCTTACACAACAAGGAAACAGATTGAAATACGTTGATTCTTCAGGAAAAGAACACTTAGAGTTTAGAAAAGCCTGGATAGGATCCAAATTGGATATGCTTATGGATGATTTTGATAAATTATCAAAAGAATCTGAGGCAAAAAATGATTGATATGACACACGAAGATATCGAACGTATATGGAACTCCATGATCCACTATATTCCAGAAAGATCAAAACTAGACGCCGCTATCGATTTCGTCAAGACACTTGACGACATGGGCATAGAAGAAGATGAAATAAAAGCATCTGCAGAATATGATCCAAAACTCGAAGAAGCGATTAACACAGTTTACGAAGAACAGGAAGAAGAGGACAACGATGTCGATATCGAACGGTATGAAGACCATTAATTGGTACAACGAAGTAAGTAGAAGTCTTGATAAAATACCCGACTGTATTAACCATTACGAAGAAGAATACAAAAAAGCCAGGCAAGAAGTAAGATTATACGGTAATCTTGAAAAGGCATCCGCGGCATTGCCTGGAATTGTTGAAGAAAGATTTAGCCAACTGCAACAAATTGAAGCAATTTTAGAATACCTAAATATAGAACTACGAAGAATTAGATCAAAGTCTTTTAAAAAATTTTTAGAAAATTACAACAGAGCATTGTCAAGCAGAGACGCAGAAAAATACGTAGACGGTGAACAGGATGTTGTTGACATGGATAAAATAATAAATGAATTTGCACTTTTACGGAATCAATGGTTAGGCATTACCAAAGGACTAGATCAAAAACAATGGCAGATAACAAATATTGTTAAACTGAGAGTTGCTGGAATGGAAGATGCCAACATCAAATAGAATTATCCTTACTGACGTCGATGGTGTCTTACTCGAATGGGAGACACATTTCACCAAATGGATGCTTCAGCGTAGTTATTATAATGACAAAAATGAAAAAATATATCCTTACAAATTGTTACCTAATAAAGAACACACTTACGAAATGGCGGAAAGATTTGGTTTACAAATAAATCAAATACGAAAAGAAATCAGAGAATTTAATAAAAGTGCATGGATGGCAACACAGTGTCCTATTCCAGATTCACAAACTTGGGTAAAATTGTTACATGCCGAAGGCTGGACGTTTATTCCTATTACATCACAAACATCAGATATTCCCGCACAAGAAGTAAGGAAAAAACGTTTACAAGAATTATTTGGGGAAGAAACTTTTAAGAACTATTTTATTTTAGATACAGGTATGGATAAGGATTCGGCTCTGGCCGAATTTCATGGGACCGGACTATGGTGGGTAGAAGACAAGCCTTATAATGCGTTAGCAGGTCTAAAGTATGGACTTAAACCGTTAATTATTGACCATCCTTACAATAAAGATTTTAACCATCCGGATGTGCGTAGAGTAAATAACTGGAAAGAGATACACCAAATCATAGCAAGATGAAAATTTACGTAGGACACGACAGCAGAGAAGACATAGCATATCAAGTGTGCGAACATTCTATCAAAAGAAGAGATCCGTCAGCAGAAGTTATTCCTTTAAAACAAAAACAAATGAGAGAACAAGGCATTTACACAAGGCCTGTTGATAAACTTGCATCAACAGAATTTACATTCACTAGATTTTTTGTTCCTTATCTGAACGACTACAAAGGTTGGGCGGTGTTTTGCGATTGTGATTTTCTTTGGAAGATACCAAGTCATGAACTTGTAAAATATTGTGATTCGTCTAAGGCAGTCATGTGTGTGCAACATGATTATACGCCTAAGGAAACAACAAAGATGGATGGACAAACACAAACAGTATATCCACGAAAAAATTGGAGTAGCATGGTACTTTGGAACTGTGAACATCCAAAAAACAAAATTTTGACACCAGAATTATTGAACAAAGAAGAAGCAAAGTTTTTACACAGGTTCAGTTGGCTGGAAGACAACGAGGTAGGAAGTTTACCACACGAATATAATTGGCTAGTTGGATGGTACAAGGAGCCAAATGACGGACATCCAAAGATACTACACTACACAGAAGGTGGTCCTTGGTTTGATGGTTATCGAGATTGCGAATATGGTGACGTCTGGAAAAAGGAACTTATAAACCTTTTTAGTTCATAATGAACTGGAACAAACTTAAATCAAAACACTATTTTTCAAACCCTGTTGAGTATATTCATGCCTTTGATATTTTTGACCAAAAAGAATATGATATCTTATATGAAAATCAAAATAATTTAAATCACTCGGTTTGGGTAAACTTCGATAATAAGTACAAAACAGGATTTGAGTTTAAAGAAGATATCACCCAAATTAATTTTGATAAAGAAATTATTGCGTTATGGTTTTTTAGAGAAAGAAGTGATAACAATCATCCACCTGTATTTGTTTTGAAGGACAAACTTATTGCATACATGCCTAATCAATTCTTAATAACTGAATATAAAGATATCAAGATACAAGAGGCAAAGAGGAAATTTATACGAAGGCCTTTAATTCAATTAGATATTAAAAAAAGCCAATACAAAGATTTGATTGCTAAAATAAAATGAGTGTAGGACAAAAGTTTGTTGATAAATGTTTAGACACGCCGGTGACTATAGATCCGTGGCCTCATCAGATAATACATAATACTTTTGATAAAGACACGTTTGAAAAACTTAATGATGTGTGCCTTTCAAAATTATTACACATCAGAACCGACAAATTAATACACATTCACCCAGCTGATTATAAAGATTATGGCATTGATTTCTATAATGAAACAGTAGATATATGTGAGAAGTTGTTTGAAAATATAAAAGAAATCCATAATGTTTATCCAGCTTTTAGAAAATATAGCACACTAGGAATTAATGCCCATATTAGCATAACTCCACCATTGCCTTATAAATTTTATATACACCAAGAAGGATTAGAAAAAACATGGAGTTCTGTCACATATATTTCTCCAAAAAAAAATGTTGGAACCAAAATGTATACTGCACAAACTGAGGACAGTTTTACCAAAGAAGCAGATTGGATACCTAATTCAACATTTATATTTTGTGGACAGCAGAACAAAACATGGCATTCGTATGAAAGTAATCAAACTACAAACAGAATAACTTTCAATCTATTCATTATGAAGCACAGATCTAAGAAGTGCTTTTTTCCTTTATAAATTTTTTAAGAGCATTCACATCGTTGGTTAGATGCCTATCTCTGACTTTTGTCCACACATAATTGTCTCTTAAATTTATATTTAAATTTGCTCGTATTTGTTTACCTGCATTGTCATTTATTATTTTTTTTGCCTTAAATTCTACTGTCGGCAGATACAAACACCTGTTTAATTTACGTGCAACTTTTTGTGTATAAGAGTCTACATGCCAGTGCCAAAAAAATATTGGTGCCAAATATCCTAATGTATTTGTCCAATTTTTATGAACGGCGAAATGTGCGGCACCCAACGGTTCATCCGGCCAAAGCCTCACTTTATTTCCGAGTTTACCTGCTGTTTTTAATCGTCCATCTGAAGGTACCACCATTAAAATTTTATCTTCATATTTGTTTATTTCGTTAACAATAAGGGTATCCCAGTGTTTTGTTTTCACTTGCACGTCGTCACCCATTAGCATGACTATATCGTTTGTTGCTTTTTCGCACATTAGGTTCCAACTGAAACAAGTGGATTGATTAGGTCCTATTGTGTAATATTTTTGTTTAATCAAGTCTTGGTATTGCTCAAGTTTTGGGTCATCATCATTCAAATAGAAAAGGAATTCTGTATCACCATCTTGATTTTCACAAGCGGTGTCAATCAATCTTTTAGCCAATTCTGGCCGACCTCTGGATGGACAGCAAAAAGAAATCATATTAGTTTATTTTTCCAAGTGTCGGGGGTGTGTTCGTTTATTATTTCCAAAGGCAAATGATATTG